AAGTTATACATTATTGAAGCAATAGAAAATGAATATGGCATTAAGTGCAAAGGAGAGTTTGAATGAAAACTGAAATAATGATTACGCTGCAACAAATCCGCGACAATTCTCCGTGCGAATCCGGATGGAAGAAAGTATTTAAAGCCAACAACGGCGATATGGAAAAACCATTTCCGCTTAAATCAATTATCGAATCAAACGATTTGCAAGATTGTTTTTGGGCTTTGCGCTGTTTACCTGAGCATAATAATTTATGGCGTTTATACGCTGTTTGGTGTGCTAGACAAGTTGAGCATTTGATGACCGATGAACGTAGCAAAGCTGCTTTAGATGTAGCTGAACGCCACGCAAACGGTAACGCAACCGACGAAGAATTGGATGCTGCGAGGGATGCTGCGTGGGATGCTGCGTGGTTTGCTGCGAGAGATGCTCAAGCCAATCTATTTATTTTGATGTGCGAGGGGGCGCTATGACGATCCATACCTTACAAGACCTGTGCTACGCCTACAACGTAGCCGACCCGGTGAGGGAAAAGCTGTTTGCTTTGCAAGATAGGATTGATGCGCTTGAGGCACAGCGCAAGCCACTGACGGATGAGGAGGTTTGGAGAATCTGGCACGGCCAACCTAAAGACGGCGCAATAACAGTAACGGCATTTGCCCGAGCCATCGAAGCCGCTCACAACATCAAGGAGGGAACATGAGCGAAGAACAGTATTTGATTGAGCAGATTGAGTTTCTTCAACGGTCGTATGAAAAAGCGGCAAAGCCGTTTGTTGACAGGCTCATCTATCTGCGAAGAATTGAGGTACTCAGCAAACCGTTTTTTATTCCAGAGCAAGCCGCCCACGGCATCAAGGAGGGGACATGAACCTAAACCAAGGAAACATAGCCCAAGGGCTGGTGGATGACTTGCTTGAAGTGATCCACAAATACGACGACACAATGTATATGTCCACTGCGATTGGGTGCTTGGAGATCGTCAAACAACAACTGATTGCCGATAGCTTGGAGAACGCAGATGATTGAATACAAAATGTTTTCACTGGCTTTGGACAACGCTGTGTACTGGCAGAACCGATGCGTGGAACTGATGGAACTGATTGAGATGTTTTGCTTGGACGCAGAGGCCAAAGCCAAGGAGGGGACATGACTGACTTAAGAAAAGCCGCGCAGCAGGCGCTGGAGGCGTTGGAGAACAGTTCGCCGGACCAGTACCCAGAAGATGCTGGCGTGTTCTACGATGCCATCACCGCCCTACGCACCGCGCTGGAGCAGCAAGCCGAGCCGGTGGCGTGGATGGATAGAGATGGCGATGTCTATCCTATGCCTGAAAACAAAAAATGGGCACCGCCGCACGTTCTGCTTTACACCACCCCACCCCAGCGCAAATGGCAGGGTCTGACAGATGAGGATGTGCGGCAATGCAGCCAAGATGTTGTTGCTGGCGGTCCGGAGAATTCCGTGGATCGTTTTGCTTACGCCATCGAAGCCAAGCTGAAGGAGCGCAACAATGGATGACGTAAATTTTAGACAAAACGAAGTGCTACAAGCATTGGCGCTTATTGGCCCAATGACGAACTACGAACTGCAACTGCACCTTGACTGGTCGGTGAAGGTAATTAGCAGCGTTCTGCAAAACCTTAAGCATAAAGAACTGATTCGAGTTGTTTCTTATGAACTGGACAGGACTAGCCACTACGTACCACTGTATGCAGAAGGCGGCGGCGCTGATGCTAGAAGGCCACCAAAAGTAACCAAGAAGCCCGACTTGCCAAAGCTACGAAAAGAACTTGGCGTATGGGCTGGGTTAGGAGGATGACATGACTTGGGAACTAATTGCCTTTGAATCAGAAACTGGAAATTACGTAAAGCATCTGACCCCCGTAGCAGACTTGCGAGAACACACGCTTAGTGCGGAGTGTTGGTGCGGCCCAGACCTTGATGAAGAATACTGGATTGCCACCCATCACAGCGCTGACAACCGAGAAGCATTTGAAACCGGAGAAAGGAAAGTGTCATGACACCATTGGTTAAAGAAATGGTCAAGATGGTTTCTGTTGCAAACCTAGACCCAACGCAAATGCAGTGGTTCGATGTGACTGGAGCTATCAAAGAATACATTGGCTATGACCAACGTAAATACTTGCTCCATCCAGCGCCGTACAAAAACATGATGCTGTGCGGGAAGACCGCGCAGGGTGACTTCATGTTGTCAGTGCTGGCAGAGCCAACGGCCACCATTGTGACGGGCTGGATTATGAAACCAACTGGGTACAAGACCCTTGGAACTTTTTTGTTCGCTGAACACAATGGTGAACCAAAGACGGGGGAGGTTGACAAGCCGATTGACCCGCAAGACCAGTCAATGATGTGCGCTATTGTGGCTATGTTTTACGCATCGTTGGATATGCCCGTAGAGGCTTACGTCCCAACAGTAAAAGACACATTTACAAACCGCCGCAAAATTAAAGAAGGCAAACTGCCATTTTATGACTGGAACACGGTTCTTATTGAGCCGCCAAAGCCGCAGGCAGAGTCTCGCGGCGGTACACACGCAAGCCCTAGAAGGCATCAGGCCAGAGGGCACTGGCGCACATACAAGTCAGGTAAGCGTGGGTGGGTCAAAGAGTGCTGGCGCGGAGATGCCAGCAAGGGAACAGTGTTTAAAGACTACGAACTGAAGGCCAAAAATGACTGACGAAGACGATGAGTTCGAGCGCATCGAGATGGAAAACAAGTTCCGGCTCGACAGCACCAAGGCGGCAGTAGTGTCGACCGATTACTACTGGATTCCCATCGACGCAAACACGCCAACCAGTGTCAAAATCCTGCTGCTTGGGCGCGGTGGTGTAGCATCGCTTGGGCAGTACATCCACCGCCCCGGCGAGACCCAATTCTGGACGCACTGGGCACCACTACCACGGAAGAGAACATGACTGAACTCACCGAAGCCAGTCTTATAAAGCTGCTGGAAGAGATGCGGCAGATGATGAATGAAACGTGCGGACTACTGACGCAGCAGCCAACTAAACTGTTTATTCGACCCGCCGATTTGGCCGAGCTTGGCTTGACGGTGGACGACGTAAAGAACATGATAAAGGAGAACCATGAGTGCAAAGAGACCCGGCGAACCGTTGAATGTGTTCTACTCAATTAAACTAACGCAGACACAGCGCATCAAGCTACTTCAGCTTGGCGGCCCTGAATGGATAAGGAATCAAATTGAACGATCTACCAAACTTCCCAGCCTGGGAGCGTCAGACGCTGGACAAATTCGCAGCGGACAGTTACATCAGGATGCAGCAGCAGTCAGAAGCGATTGAGCAGCTACGGCAAGACCTGCGAGATGCCATGAAGCTACTTCGCAGCACGTCCTTGTAACTTCTCGATGGTGCGGAGGCCACCAAGCCCGAGCATACCCATAAGCACTGGCAGCATCTCGGTGAGGTCTGCTGGTGCCAAATCAATTGGATGACCTAAGATAACAGCGATTACCTTAGCAACAGGCAGGCCAATCCAGTTCCATCCGCAGGCAGCGCCACAAACCCAGCCGATAGCTGGTCTCCATCCGCTTACGAACACGCTTGGGTGTTTAGCCTCTTCCTTGTTGGTGTCTGTTTGAGTCTGTATAACAGCCAACGTAAAAGCAATCTGCTGCTTTTCTTGCTCAGTTTTGTCGGGAAAGAACATCCCAACGACTTCTTTGACAGCAGTTGCTGCTGCCCCGATTCCAGTTAGGTCTGCCATATACCTGCCCTTGTTCCAGTCTTGTCAATGGTAATGATGCGGTTGATCGTCTTCTCAGGACGTGCCAGGCTAACGTGTGTCCAGCCGCCACCATTAGCAGTAGCAAATTCCAATATCAACTGTCCAATTCCCAACACATCAATGACTGACGCCAAGTCCTTGGCAATCTCGTAAGGCGTACCGGCCCTAGGAGCCTTGAAGTCAACAGCGAAGGCCAATGTATGGTCTGACCCAGATTTTGAGCCCACAGCCCTATTTAGAGCCTCGCAGCGGTATCCTGATGTGATTGTGATTGGCGCGTCGATGTGGAACCTGATTCGCTCCATCATCTGAAGCGTTTTCAGTGCGTTCTCGCGCAGTTCGTCAGGGATACGATTGTCAATTCCAAGCCTAGCCGCAGTATCTGACTGCGTGAATTCTTCTAGGCTGAAGTGCGGGGTCATTTGTCAATGTATTTGAAGACTGCAAACGCAATGGCTACTGCGGCCCAGATTCCGACGCCGCGATTGACCCACTGATCGACCTTCTTGTCGATTCTTTGAAGGTGAACATCATGCACGCTGATCTTGCCTTCCATTGACCCAATGCGTTCACCTTGAGTGGCCTGGCGCTCTTCAAAAAGAATCAGCTTTCCCACAGCGTCTGTCAGCTTGTCAACCTTGCTCTCAAGGCGACGGAAATCATCGTCTGTCATAGCCCTTGACCTGGTGTGATGTAGACGGTAACGGCAGATGCGGCCAAGCCACTGAAAAACACAGATCCATTCATGCGCAAGATGGCAGTGGTGCCAGGCATCAGCACGATGGCCGGTGATGGATTGCCTGCGATTGGTGCAACAGCGTTGGCCGTAGCTTCTGCCGCAGATGCGCCAAAACCCAAAAATACGGTGACCGTTGTGCTTGAATTCGTAATCCGGTACTGGCCTGCGTTTTGCGGATCAAACTTAGGATAGACAGGAACCTGCAAGCCGGCCGGCGCAGCAAGAGCCGCAGCAATGACAACAGTCTCGCCTAGAGGCGCAAAAGCAATTTGTGAATTTGTGGCCATGATTACTCCATTCAGTTGATTAACATTTCAGCTTGTCGGGCTTCAATCTCGTAGGGGTTTGCTAGATAACCGTATCGTACCATCCAATAGCTGTACTTAATCATGTACATCAGCTTGCCGTCGCGCTGCATCTGCTCAAGGTGCTTGCGTTCGTGGCGCAGCAGGGCAGCGTGTTGCTCGTAGCCGGGGACTAGGTAGATAACGCCCCACAGGCTCGTCCAGCCGTGAAAACCACAGGCTTTCATGTACCAGAGGATTAGGCCGGAGGCGGTGCGGGTCATGCTGGAACAACTGATGCAGAACCATCTGCAACATACCAAGGACTTACTGCCAAAGCACCAGACGAAATCATTATGCGGTTGTTGGTGGTGTCGTACACGATAAGACCAATGCGTTTGTTTGTTGTATTTACAGCGTTTGCGGCGCTTGCAATGTTTGCGGCTGTATATTGCAATAGCCCAACATCACTTCCAGATGCAACCATGCCGAGTACGCGAGTACCGTTGACGTAGAAAGTATGCACACTGCCGTGATGCGTGGCTGGAAAAACATTGTCATCCGTCATGTTTCCTGACATTGCAACATACAGCGGGTCGGCGCTGTTTCGGATTGCATCTCGCGTAATGGCTCGCAATGAGTTTCCGACAATGTTACCGCTATACGAACCAGTTTGAGATGCAACACCAATACCGTCGTTGAACCCATTAACTGAATTACCAACAACACTAAACCTTGTCGCACCATTTTCTATTTGAATTCCAACCGCAGTTACAACAACGCTTGCAGGGTCAAGTTTTATTATGTTGCTTGTAATGTTTGAAGCGGCAACAAGTGAAAATATTGCGGCTGCGTATGTGGTAATGACATTTCCGCAAATTGTGTGGTTTTGGGCAGTGCTGTCAATTCCAAAATACGAATTTACGCTTGAGTTATTGGAAATCACAACTTCAGCGGTTGCTGCAAGAGATGTGGTTTGAATAAATCGTGTTCTGCTACCTTGAACATACTGGTGATATTCTGGAGCGTATTGGTTGTTAGAAATGTTAATTCTTTTAATTACTGATGTGCTTGCAACTACAAATGCCCCAGTAACACCGCCCAAATGCACATTGCCATCAATGTAAGCCGTACCACCAAACAATTCAATGTCGTTAAACATTCCATTGTTTACATCTCCAACACCGTCAGGCGTTCCTGTCCATGCGGCTATAAAAGTGTTTTTTGATATTTTGTACACACTGTCTGCAAGCCCTTGTAGCTTGAACATACGTTTACCTACATCTATAAAATAGTTGTCTGAAAAAACAATGCTCTGATATTTTCCAGCAAGGGGGGCGCATTGAATTGCATCAGCATCTTCAAAAACTTTAACACCCAAACCGTTGACGCTGTTTATTGTTTCAAACCTGTTTCCGCTTACGACTCCAGCTTTAATGTTGCCACTCATATAAATGGCGCGTACAGACCCGTTAGTGTCTCCCTGGGAGCCATTGGCAAGCGCCGTAAGATTTGTAAATTTATTGTTAGTAATCTCAACAATATCGGCGTCAACAATACTTAGCGGTGTTGCGTAAGTTGCAGAGTTAAAGTCAAAGAAATCACAGCCAGTAACGCGCAGAGAGGTTGCCAATGCAAGAGCAGTTACACCAATTGCTTGATTCGTGCCATCAAAAGAAATGTTTTCAAAAGCAACAACACCACCGGAAATGGTGAAAGCAATACCTGCAAAATCAACAAGGATAGAACCGCCGCCGTACAACCAAATTCCATTTGCTGCACTAATTTGTGAAGTGATCCGGACAACAGTACCAGTCTCAATCAAAATGGGTTTTCCAGCAGCCGCAGTAACCGCAGCTTGAATCGCCACCGTGTCATCAGAAACCCCATCCCCCACAGCACCAAAGTCCTTCACCGAAACCGACTCACGCAACTTGCTTTGAACAGTCGTCGCCACCGCGCCAGTGCCAGCGGGGAGGTAAGAGATATTGGCAGATGACATGAACTCAGTGTCAACTGGTGCGCTGTACACCACGCTACCATTGCGGTTCTGCACCTGGATGCTGTAGTCGCTGTTAACGTACAGGCGTGCAGGCGTGCCGCTGTTTGACGGATAGCCAGCCAATGTGCGAATAGGTTGCACAGCTGCCACAGTCAGCGCAGCATCCCAATAAACGTTGATTGGGTTAACGATTGGGTTCAGATTGGTCGTGCCAATCCAGATGTAGCCATTTTCAAGCGCCGTGCCATCACTGTCGCTAAAGATCGGGTATGGTGGAGATATGCTGAGTGCTGACATTATTGGTTCTCCTGGGTGGATTGTCGTTTAAGGCTGAATGATTGGCAACGCATTGAGAGCATCATTGATCTTGGCCTTCGTTTGACCTGCTTTGCGCCATTTAATGATCTGGTTGATACCTGTCATAACAGGCACTGGAATGCCTGTAGTCGCTCCGTATGTCCCGGCCTCGGCAAGTGCTGCCAAGAGTGTCCCGGCTGTACCTGAAGTGTTTACAAGCGTTCCTGGAGGCACTGTGGTTACGTATTTGACAACCTCGTCTAGATCCCGAATTCTTCCAGCTTCTTGTTTACCAAAAATAATGTCGAGTCGTCCATTTTTATCAAGTTGAGAAACGACTTGGTTTAACTTGGCCGGTGACACTAATGCGCGCCCTGCACTGTCGGTTCCGACACCGCTGGTAGATTGATCTCGGATATGCTGGGCAGTGGCCGCTTGTAGTTCTTTGAATGCTTGCTGGCCATCTTTCCCGCTTGTAAGAAGCACGCGCTTTAAAAAAGTGATTTCTTCCGGTGAGCCATTAAGGATAGACCGCTGAAACACCTGATCTACTGCGACTTGCGGATCTTTCATCCCAGCACGGTTTGTGATAAGACGGGCAACAATTGCTCTATCTTCAAATTTGTTGGCTTGCTTGGTGCGAAGTCCTCTAGCTTCCGTATAAAGTGGGCCTGATACTGGAGAAGTTTGTGCATCCACCAATTTCTTTAAAATGGTTTCCTCACGCATACCCACTGCATCGTCAAACTTTGCTGTACCACTGAGTTCTTTGCGGAACTCTTCTAACTTTCCAACGGTAGCAGGTTTTGAAATTAAATTTCCTGCATCATCAGCAGCTGCTAAGTCCAGCTTGATTAAAAGTTTTCTGGCTGTGTCTGGGACTAATGAGGATGGCAGTCCAGTAATTTTTCCATTGATGTAGCCAATCAAAGAATTGGTAACTTCTTGGTCGCCTTTTCCAATAGTGACAACTGAGTTTGTGTCTACAGCCGCTTGTGCTTCAGGTGATTTTTTTGCTTTTGTATATGCCACTCGTGTTTTATTTTTTGCTGCTTCCCATCCAGTAGAAAGAGCTTTAACAACTGAACTTCCGGTAGCCGATGGGCCTGCAAATGCTGCTTGCGCTCCAGTAGCATCAATCGTTGCGTCAAAATTTTGCAGAATTTGAAGGTTATTTTCTTCAGCACGATTGCGAAGGGGTGCGCCAAATTCACCCTTCATTTGTTCTTTTTCAAATGCCAATTGAGCAGCATCTCGTTGTGCGGCGCCTTTAGTAAGGGTAACTGGTACACGCAATCCTTCCGCCGTTGTAACGCGACGCATTGCATCTGGGGTTGCTGCTGCCCCTACTGAGCCACGGGCCGCTTCTCCAGGAGCCATTGCTGTGCCCATTGATTCGCCTGGTGCCCCTGCTGTTGGCACTTGTGTTTCAAGGGTTGGCTCAACTCGTGGGGGAGTAGGGGCAGGACGCGCCATAACCCTCTGTGCGCCCCCTTTGACTGCTTGGACTACTGGTGGCACTACTCGTTGCAAAATCGGCCCTACGGGGCCTAAAGCGCCTGCCACTCCTACCTCTCCAGTGTTGAACTGGCCACCTGTTTCTAATTGGCTTGCCTCAATAGCTGCTTGCGTGCCTGCACCTGCGGCAATTGCACCTGGAATAGTTCTTGCAAGACCGGCCGGCGTGAATGCTGCTATACCCCCAAGTGCGCGGGGAATGTCTCCCATTGTGAAGCCAGGCGTGATTGCATACTCTTTTTGATCAACCGACGAACGCAGCAGGTAGTTGCCCTTTGCATCTTGGCGAACCTGGACGCCAGGAAAGTTTGCTTGCAGGATCTGAACTGTTTCCTTTGGGTTGCTCATCAGCGTGCCAAATCCAGATTTGAACGATGCCATGCTCATCTGGTTCATTTCTGGCATATTGACCCATTCGGGCAATGCTTGCGTCTCAGGTGTTGCGCGTCTTGATCCAGTAACCTGCTCGGCTAAACCTTCAAAGAATCCCATCTGAGGCTGTGCGGTCGGTACTGCTGGCGCTGGTGCTGGAGACGGTGCAGCCGGTGCAGCAATGGGGGCAAATGCAGGCGCTGATGCTGGCGCAAGTGCAGGCAAAGCACCTAAATCAACTGAAACACCTAGCCGAGCCAATTCCCTACCAATTGCATCAATATCACCTGGCGCTCTTGGATCACCGGCTTGCGCTTTTGTTTGTGCAGTTTGTAACTCCCTCATCAAAATTGGAATAGCGTCTTTGTCGCGGTCAACTTGTTGAGTTGGCGTAACCTGTGAACTTGCGGCCAGGGCTGCTGGGGCAGTTGGTGCAGATGCTGGAGCAGCTGTACTGCCGGCACGAATTTCCGCAACCCGTGCTTTCAGGCTAGGCGAATCTGGTGCAACATCGTCGGGGATGTTGTTGATGGTGATGCCATCTTTGGTGGTGATGGAGTACGGCATATCAGTAATCCACCGTTACGTTACGTTGTCCAGCAGCAGGGGGATTTGTTGCCCTAGCAGGCGCAGCTGGTGGTGTACCTGGTGTTGGCGCAGTCTGTGCAGTTGGTGCGGCCTCGGTTGCCGTGTAGAAAATGTTGTTTTTGTTCAAGCCGTAGCCTGTAGCAATACGCTCAAGTCCAGTACGAACTGTTTTCTCACTCTCCAGTGCGCTGCTGTACAGGTTTTTGGCTTGGCCCTTAAAGGAATTGCGCTGAGAGGCATTCAAACGCTCTCCGGTAATCAACTTGTTGTAGATGTTCATGATGCGCTCTGGCACGCCGGCTGCGTTCTGTGCAGTGGCAAATTCTCCCTCGCGCACTACAGATCCAGGGTCAAGCATTTTCATGTAGCCAAAGATCAACGACAAGTCTCCAACCGCGCTGTCATCAGACGAAAGAACCCGACCGTAGGCTGACTTGACTGTTTGATACGGTTGGGTCTGATCGTTGTATTCCTTGCGGAATCTACTTTCAACCTCTGGTCTCTTGTCCGCAGGAATGACGCCCATCGCCATCTCTTTTGCTTCTGCTTCGGCGCGGGTTGCTTGAGCGCCAGATAACTTTGCCGCAGCATCAGATGCACGGATTGCAGCGTCGGCCTGTTTAATCTGAGATTGAGTTAGGTTGATTTCCAAACCAAACTTTTGTGGGGCGTACTTAGCTTTTGATTCTTCAACAACGGTTTCAGCGGTTAGTTTCCTAGCTTTGAGTGGTTGTTCTGCTTCAAGCCTGCTTGTTGATAGTGTCTTGTCAATGTTTTCAAACATCTCTTTTGCACCAGGCATTGATGCAATGATGTAAGTCAGACCTTTGAAGGCAATTTCTGGCCCTTGTTTTTCAGCAGTGTCTGCCATGCGTTCGTACAGCAAAGCCTCTTGCTCATCACCAGATGTTCTCTCAGCCAATGCGCGTTCTCGCAACAGTCTGATGCCTGCTGGTGGATCGGTTTGCAGTGCAGACAACACTTGGCCATTGAACCGCAAAACACCTTGCTGCTGTTCTTTGCTGACGCCTTCAATGTATGGTCTTATTGCATCTGCCTGATCTTTTGGCAGAATTGATGCAAATGTTAGAGCATCTCGCATGGTTGGCTTTGGATTTGCCAAAAATGTGTCGCGTGCTGTGGCAATCTGTTGTTGCTGTTGCATTTGTTGCGCCAGCTGCTGCTGTTTGGCAAGTGCAAGTTGCTGCGCTTGTTGTTGCGCTCGTTGGTTGGCAGCATAGGTTTCACCCAGCTGCATACCGGCCACAGCCTGAGCAAATGGATCTTGGACGCCTTGAAAATAGTTGATTGGCTGAACCATTAGAACATCCCTCTTTCTTGATCAGCAAGCATTGAAGTTTGCTGGCTACCAATGTTTGTGCCGTAGCCAAATGCTGCGCCTAAATTACCAAGTTGGCCGGCCATTCCAGAAAATGGATTTGTTCCAAGTCCTTGTCCTGATGTTTGACCAAAACCAAAAGCAGCAGGAACGCCGCCAAATGCTTGTTGCTGTCCCATAATGCCGCCGGCCTGGGCTGCACCTTGTTGGCCCATCAGGTTTGCAATGTTTGCTCCAGTGTTTAATCCAGCTGTTCCAACACCAGCTGCCGATGCTTGGCCAAGTCGCGCAAGTTCACCAGTTGCCCCCATGCCTGCCGTTGCAAGATTTTGCGCTACCGTGCCGCCTTGCGTAGCCAAGCCACCTAAACGACCATATTGCTGCTCAATGAGTTGGTTCAACAATTGCGGTCGAAACTGAGCCAGTGCGCCTTGCACATTACCGCCACGCAGTCCACCAGTGGCTGATGCACGCTGAAGCAATGCCTCTTCGCCCTGTCGTGACATAGCCTGGAACTGCTGACCACCCTCAATGGCTGCAATGGCTTGCCGCTGCGCTTCCGGTCCTCTGAGACCGATTAAAGCCTGCTGCTGCTCAAGTGCTGGTGCGCCGGCCTGTGCGTATTGTTGGAGTGTTGGCAATGCTCCTGCGCCAGCTTGTTGATATGGTGAGTAACCACCTAATGCCCCAGCGCCAGCTTGCACGTATGGGGATAGTGTTTCTCGCATCAGATCAAACTGACGCCGCTGTTCATCAATGCCGCCTTGCGCTGCACCTTGCTGGGCTTGTGATGCACTGCTGGATGCTTGGCTACCCTCAATAGCGCCACCGATAGCAGCACCAATGGCTGGCGCACCAAAAAATGAACCAGCAACGCCGCCTAAAACACTTAGTAAACCCATATCAACACCTCAATTTCTTGGATGCCGCTGGTAGCAAGTTTCTCAGCAGCAGAATTTTCGCACATATTCAATCCTCAGACTCGCGCTCTTCCCAGGCTTGGCAGGATCGTAGGTCATGGCAGATGAAATCAAACTTTTCGCAGTAGCCGCGAAACCCTGCGTTGGTGTCCCAATCGTTGCGGGGGATGCGCTCCATCTTGGCCTGGGTCATGGTGCTGTTGTCGTAATACTCGCAATTGCTGCAACGCCTACGACGCGCTTCCTGCTCATTCACCTGCATAGCCTTACCAAGTGCCACCCAGTAGGTTTTGTTCGCTCCTGGCTCGTTTGATGGCTTCTCAGGGCCAAGCATCCAATCATCAATCACCACCTGAGTGTTTTTCTTGTTCTCAGCCGTAGTGATGAATTCATCATCCATTGGCAGGCCGGAAAAGCCTTTTGGAATCATCATAAATTCTTTCATGGCAGTCCTTTAGGTAATTTCTCTGCCTGATGCTCTGATAGTTAATGAACTAGCAGCGCTTGCAATTGTTGAAATGAACCCGCCTGATTCTAAAGCCTGCCCTACTAATTCAGGCATCGTATAGGTCTCATCCGGTGCAATGCTGCGGGTATCAACGATCAAGTTTGATGTAGCAGCACTTCCGCCGCTGGTCACCAGGTTAACGCTGATCGTCACGTTGCCGGCCGTGGTGTTGGTGGCGGTGAACTTGTCAATCAGAGCCTTGCAGTTGGTCGCTGTGTACTGCGTAGTTTGTGAGTTTTCGGCTTGCTTTGCTGGAATCAGCACCTTGATTGATACGGTCATTGGATACCTCCGATATTGTTTGACACTGTAAGAATGATGGACGGAATGCCTGGATGCGGTGCAGCCGCAGCAAAAGCAGTAATTTCAATGGAGAGATCATCAACAGAAAACATTAGTTCAACATAGTCATTTGCTTTGAGATCAAAGAAATAATTTAACGATGAAAAAATCTCAGCGTTGTTACCCTGAACCCTAATTCGGCTGCAACTTTCTGGCACATCTACTCCGTTAAGACGAAACCAAAAGTCAAAGATTCCTGTGCCACCAGCCGTCTTATCAAGCTGAAATGATGTGTCAAAGTTATAGACGCCTTCTGTGTCTACGTAAACACGGGATGTAGGCGATCCAAGATAAACGCCATTACTAAGATCAGTCGTGTTATACGTGATTGCTGTGGCCGTGTTAATGACCGTGGCTGCCTGCGTTGTAGTGTCGTAGAACGAACCGTACCTGCTGCGCTTAAATTCGCGGGGTGCTGGTGTCATCTGCAACCCTTCAACCGCTGCTGTCAGTTGAGCCAGTAGAGCCATTGCCTGGTTGACTTTGTTCTCGGCTGACGCAATGCTGACAGACGTTTGCTGTGTCAGATCGGCAATTTGATCAAGCGTCAGGGTTGTCTTGCCATCAATGACTGCTGCGCTGACTGCTGCCTCTTGCGCCAGTGCGCTGATCTGCGCTAGTGCGTTGTTTGCATTCGCTGCCGCCGTGTCTGCTTGATATTCAAAGTCAGTGCCGACGATTACTTGTAAGGTGTCGACCGTAGAAAACAACAACTCAAACTGTCGGATCTGCTGCTGATCGGTCAAGAACGCAGTAAGCTGGTCTCGTGTCAGATTCAGTCTGCGTGATACGGGAGCTGTGGCCATCAGTACGCCAAGGGTTCTAGTTGCGCTTCCAGGCGCATGAATGAAATGTGTGCGTCACTGTCACCACGGAAACGCTGAATGCGCCAGTTGCGCATATGGCCTTGCTGAAACCATGCCAAGCGTTTGTTGGCTCCGGTAGTGCCGACGCTGACGCTACGGTCTTGGCTCCATGATTTTCCATTTATGCTGTAGCTGGTGCTGATCTGAGGATTCGTGCCAAGCGCCACGCTGCCGGTAAGTGCCACCAGTTCCAGGCGGTTGAAGATAGCGCCATTGCCTTCGTTGTAGACAATCTCAGTGCCAAATTCCCATCTTACTTGCTGGCCGTAGTGGTGGCCGGTATCTTGCACCATGTAACCGACATTGGTTGACTGTGGATCGCCAATCAGCCATTTGTTGTAGGCCCAAACAAAGTTCTGAGCGCGGTACTGTGAGAACCCGACCGTTGTGCTTGTCAAGATGAACCAGACTTGCGCATCAAGTTGTTGCGTTGCAGTGGCGTCGAACACCAGCGTTTTATCAGGCAAGTGAACGTACAGATGCTGATGATTCTTGTCGTTTCGTGCTTCCAGCTTGACCAGAGACAACTGTGCCTCAGTGTAGTTCAGCAAGATGTTATCAATCTCTTGCGTGCTGATCTTTGTCGTGTTTGCTGATACACCCAAGAATATGCCTGGTGCCTCATTGCGGCTGCTGCCCAGAAAAGCCATGCTGTCGACAAAAACACAACAGCCTTGCGTGCCAATTGCTCCACGGGGAATTTGTGCGCCATCGATGCGTTGGAACGGAAACAGATCACCGCCTACGTTGTCAAACACCTCAATTGTGTGGCGATTGAGTGCATATACCTCGTTACGCAGCTTGAGCAATGCCACTACTGGATCAGGGTCAACCTCAGAGGCTCCATACTTAAACGGGTTTACCGTCATGGGGTCTAGCAACTCTGTCACCACCAGAACTTCGCCATCTGTGGTCATGAAAAAACCATCCACCCAGCAAACATCAACCACGACTCCCAAGTCTGGATCGGTTACTTGGCGAAGAATTGGTGTTGTTGGATTCCAATCAATGGTTCCAGGTGTGGTAACCGGGATCCAGTAGAACAAGTTGCCATTTGAGGCAATGGCCAATACGTCGAAGCTGTAATCAAAGATGACTTGATTGGTTCCACCAACGTCACCCAAAACAGTCACTGTGCCATCACTGGCTACCGTCACCAGCTTGGTTCCCATTACCCGGTAGCAGATGCCATTCCACTCAATGCCGCCACGGTCAATGCCTGGGCCTGTGCCATTTGCCACCAGACCGTCACCAGGACGCAAGAAGCCATTGCTGATCCCACTCTTTTTCGGAACCGGAACCATGTTCACCGGGTAAGTGGTGCGCAGTTCTGGAGTGTTATCAGCGTAGATTCCGCTAAGAATGGGGATTTGCATGGCTTACCACTTAACCTTGTTGGCCATATCAAGCGATTCTGTACCAGGAATTTGTAGCTTGCACAAAGCGCATACGGAAGAAGTCTTCCGCAGCAAGCGTTGTTGGATCACCAAAAGCAGCCGCAGCACCATTGAGTGCCAATGTAAACGTCGTGATCTGCTGTGTCGTGGTGATCAAAATCTCAGTGCCATCAGGCGTGCCAGTGTTCAATGGCAAAGTGATTGTGCCGGTAGCTAACGTGCTGGCCGGCTGTATCAGAATCCACTGCTGCTCACTCACTGGCGTTGGCGCTGTGATGTTAAAGCCTGTGCCTGGTGTGTACAGATTTGTGGAGACGGTCGGTGCAGCAAATGTGCTTTGGAAGTACGTCAGCAGCTGGGTGATCGAAACCTTACGTGCGTCTCCGTTGTTTGGCACATAGATCGGCAGCAGGTCACCGCCTGAAACTTGGCTTAAGCCTGCGAGTTGGTTGATTGTTGGCATGATCCGTCCTTAGTTGTATTCAATCACGCCGTCTTGACCTGCAATGACAGGATCCACAGGACGCCGCAAGAATGGTGTATCGTAATTGCGCCACGGTTTGTTGCCTGCGCCTGATGGCATTGTGCCTGGCAGCTGCTGCTCAATTGGCATGGCTGCGCGAGACAGGAGCGTGTTGTACGACTCTTTGGCCGTCATCTTGGTGTCAGGCATTACCTGCTTGCCGTAGCTTGGAGCCAGCTTGATTGCCAGATTGGTGTAAATGGCTTCGTTGGAACTGTCTGGGACATTGGTCTGCTCGTCCAGATCGCTATCTTGTGGATTGGATGGCAACGGATAGCCCAAGCGAATGCCGAGTGCGTTCCAGGCTGCAATCATGGTATCCAGCCGGCGCAATGCTGATTGCATCTGATCTGGCGTCAAATCAAAGGCGTAGCTGGCTAGACCAATCTCGTCAAAGGCTTGGGTGACAAATTCGCGCTTAGTCCAGCCCATATTATTCCTTTAGCTTTTCATCAATCAGGTTGGCGAGTTTCTTGTCCCTGGTGCGCCCATCAAACTTGATGCCAAGTTCAGTAGCCTTGCTCTCCAACTCTGCGCGAGTAGGTGGTGCATCATCATTGATCGGATCGGATTGGATTGGCTCAGATTGGATCTGTTTGGCCAACTTGCGCCAGTCAAGCGGTTTGCCAGGTTTCTTCTTTTTCTTGACCTTGATCGCCCACTTTGGCTTTGGCTTCTTAGGCGTTGTAGCCTTGTCACCAGCGGCAAGAATGGCAGCAGCAGATGATTCAAACCAGCCAGCAGCCAAACGCTCATCCCATTCGGCCTGCGAGTTGACGGAAATGTATTTGTACGTGCCACCACCTGATCGGCGATGCGTTCCAGGGCTTTGATACGCAAGAACAGGGAAGATCATTATTTCTTGGCCTTTGCAGGGGCTTTGCCGGGCTTTCCAGCCATTTCAGCAGCTTTCCTAGCCGTGGATAGCGCCACAGCAATTGCTTGCTTCTGGGGCATTCCTGCTTTGATCTCTTTGGCAATGTTTTTGCCAATGGATTTCTTTGAGTAACCTTTGGTCAATGGCATAAACACTCCTAGTAGAAAGGGGGGCTAGCCCCCCGATCCTATTGCCGATTAAGGCTGGTTGAACAACAAGATACCAGACATTTCAGGCTGCTTGTTGACCACGCCAAACAGCGTGTCCAGACGATACTTGATCGTCATGCTGTCAATGTCGTAGAACTTCTGCATGACCAACTCGACGCCCTGGTCGGTGCTGGCGCGCATCACTGCGGTACCGGCATCAGATGGGACAGCGTAGCGGCCTGGCAGGATTTCCAGAGCATCT